AGCTTAAGTTGCCTCATTTTAGGTACACCTATTAATAACGAACCATTACTGACCCAGTTGATTGGGCGTGTCATACGAAAAGAAGAAAATAAAAAAGACCCGGTGATTATTGATATACATCTCAAGGGTAATACTGCAAGAAGACAGGCTTCTACGCGTATGGGACACTACATGAAACAGGGTTATCAAATCAAACAGCTATAAAAAAATAGTTCTTGACAACAAGGTTAAACTTAAGTATAATATATGTTCTTATTTGATTGGATGAAAATTTATGACGCGTCACAGGGTAATGTGCGCGAGGTAGTACGTATTTTCCGGATGCTTGTCAGCAAGCAAATACCGGATAATCGTAAAGATCCTATTTATAAATATTCACATAAAGATTTTTCAGGGGTTAGCTTCATGCTGCACCCCGACGTTCTTCTATACCATTCTCATAAGTATACATATCGTGAGATAGCACAGTACATTTCGCTGTGTTCTTTTCGATCCGCTGTAGATTTTCTCAGCACACAAGATACGACTATAGATCTGATATTAGTACCAGGTTTAGAGCCGGAAACCATCATAAACAACAATAGGCTACTCATGATAGATGACGACAGAGTGTGTTTTCTATATGAAGAAGTCCCAGCAACGGAGATACATTAATGGCAATTTCATTTAATCAACAGAAGGGCTCAGCCCAAAAATCATCCATCTCATCTTTTCAGTATAAAGACGGCGACAACAAGTTTCGTTTAGTAGGCGATATTCTCGCTCGCTATGTATATTGGATTAAAGGTGAGAACGACAAGAACATTCCTTTCGAGTGTTTGTCTTTTGACCGAAACAAAGAAACTTTTAACAATTTAGAAAAAGACTGGATTCGCGAGTTCTATCCAGATCTTAAGTGCGGTTGGAGTTACGCTACCCAGTGTATTGATAACGGCCAGGTAAAAGTAGTAAACCTAAAGAAGAAGTTGTGGGAGCAAATCATTACCGCTGCAGAAGATCTAGGTGATCCTACCGACCATACTACTGGCTGGGACGTATGTTTCAAGCGAGTTAAAACCGGTCCACTACCTTATAACGTAGAGTACCAACTACAAGCACTTAAGTGCAAGCCTCGTCCTTTGACAGACTCAGAATTAGCTGCAATCGCAGAGTTGAAGTCTATGGATGAAGTTATGCCTCGTCCTACTCCAGATGCTCAGAAAGAGCTTCTCGACAAAATCCGTGATAACATGGGTGGCGCAGAAGAGATTGACGAAAGCATTGAAGACGAGTTTAAAATTGCATGATCTTATTTACAGCAGATTGGCACATAAAACTGGGGCAGAAGAATGTCCCAGTTCAGTGGGCGACTAACAGATATAACAAATTTTTTGAACAAGTGCATGAGATCACTGAGTATTGTGATATGCACATTATTGGGGGCGATCTCTTTGATCGCATTCCAAGTATGGACGAGCTGTCCTTGTATTTCTCTTTTGTTAGAAAAGTAAAGAAGCCCACTCTTATTTATGATGGCAACCATGAAGCAACGCGTAAGAACAGAACTTTTCTCTCGCAGCTCAGACAAGCTACTAGGGATATTAACCCTTTAGTGAATATCGTTGATATCTCGTATATTGACAAAGATTTGGGCTTTGGTGTTTTGCCATACAGAGAGTTACATCAGAAAGGCAGTGTAGATCACTTTAACAAGAGTATGCCTCTGTTTACCCATGTTCGAGGAGAGATACCTCCACATGTAAAACCAGAGGTAGATCTTGACCTTTTTAATAGGTTTCCCGTAGTATTTGCAGGTGATCTTCATGCTCATAGCAATACTCAAAGAAACATTGTGTACCCAGGAAGTCCGATGACGACTTCCTTTCACAGAAAAGAGGTAGAGACCGGCTACTTGATTATTCACCCCCATACTTGGGAGTGGGAGTGGAGACGCTTCGATCTACCTCAACTTTTGAGAAAAACTGTTCAAGATCCAGCAGACATGGTTGCTACGGATTACCATCACACTATCTATGAGATAGAAGGTGATATACAGGAATTAGCCGCAGTAGAGAACTCAGACTTACTGGATAAGAAAGTAATAAAACGAAACTCTGAAGCAACTCTAGTTATAGACAAAGAGATGACTTTAGAAGAGGAGCTTGTAGAGTACTTGAGATATATTCTCGAGATACCCGACGCACAAATTAGTAATATAGTAGGGACTTATAATGATTACGCTCAAAAAGCTCAAGTGGAGTAACTGTTTTAGCTACGGTCCCGATAATGAACTGGATTTAGACGATAACACAGTAACTCAGATAATTGGTACAAACGGTATGGGGAAATCCTCCATACCGTTAATTATTGAAGAAGTTCTTTACAATAAAAACTCCAAAGGCATAAAGAAAGCCGACATTCCTAATAGGTATGTTAATAAAGGCTATAATATCTCTTTGAGTTTCGAGAAGGACGGAAATGAGTATAATATAGTAGTTGATAGAAAAACGAATATTAAAGTAAAACTTGAGAAGAACGGAGAAGACATCTCCAGCCATACGGCTACGAATACTTACAAGTCTTTACAGGAAATATTAGGTATTGATTTCAAGACCTTCTCCCAGCTAGTATATCAAAATACGAATGCAAGTTTACAGTTTCTAACCGCTACAGACACTAACAGAAAAAAGTTTTTGATAGATCTGCTACACTTAGACGCTTACGTAAATTTATTCGAAGTATTTAAAGAAGCCTCGAAAGAGTCTTCAAATACGTTAATAGCCGTGTCCTCAGAAATTGCAACTGTTGATAAGTGGTTATCAAACAACAAATTGGAAAGTACCAACATACTTCCTCTGTTGGATTTAGAAATTAATACGGAAGAAGATGAGAAGTCTTTCCGTTCTTTATCAGTAGAACTTAATAATATCTCTGAAAAAAATAAAAAAATCTTACAAAATAATAAGTATAAAGAGCTGTTAAGTCACATTGATATTGAGAAAATTCAGAATAGTAATCTGCCTGAGAAAGAATCGTATGATTCCTACCAGAAAGAGCTAGGAGAGATAGTAGGTAAGATAAACACAGCTACAAAGATGCTTCTCAAGTTAGAAAAATTGGAAGATATCTGTCCTACGTGTGAACAAAAAGTAGACTCAGAGTTTAAGCAAGACTTAATAAACACTGAGAAGGACAATCTATCTCACTACGATTATAGAAAAGATATTAACGAAGATATGATACGGCAGATAAAAAGAAATAATGCTGCCAGAGATGGACTTAATAGAGCGCAGAAAGAGTGGGAGGATTTATACAGAAGTATAGACAATTCTTTACCAAGTGAAATACTTAATCAAGCGCAGCTACAAGAAGATCTAGATTCAATATCTGATCGTTTGTCCGAAGCCAAGAAAGAGTTAAAGAAGATTGCAGAAGAAAATGAACGTATCACAAGAGCAAATACACGTATAGAAATCATACAAGCTCAGACCGATGGGTTTGTAGAAAAACTTAATAGTGCTCAAGAAGTTTTAGATACACAAAGAATTCTAGACTCTAACTTAGAGATTCTAAAGAAAGCATTTAGTACAAATGGATTACTTGCTTATAAAATAGAAAATCTAGTAAAAGAACTAGAAGAGTTAGCAAATACTTATCTTGCTGAGCTCTCTGATGGTAGATTTACTCTTGAGTTTGTAGTTTCAAACGATAAATTGAACGTACAAATTACTGACAATGAAAATATAGTTGATATTCTAGCACTTTCCTCAGGTGAATTAGCTAGAGTAAACACAGCGACTTTGATAGCTATTCGTAAGTTAATGAGTAGTATTTCAAAATCACGAATCAACATATTGTTCTTAGATGAAGTAATTAACGTTCTTGACGATAGTGGTAGAGAGAAGCTAGTAGAAGTACTTTTAGAGGAAGATCTAAATACTTATGTAGTCTCTCACGGATGGACACATCCTTTGCTTGAGAAAATAGAAGTAGTTAAGCGAGGAAATGTGAGCGGATTGGAGCAATAATGGTAGATTCCAGAGCAAAAGGTGCCAGAGGAGAATATCTAGTTAGAGACATGCTGAGGGACTTTACAGGTCTTCAGTTTGAGAGAGTACCTAACTCTGGAGCATTAGATTATCTAAAAGGTGATTTATATGTACCACATGAAAAGAATAGATTCTGTATAGAAGTAAAAAACTATGAGAGTTCTCCTCTTTCTGACAAGATATTTACAGCACCCAAAACAAACAACTTAATAAAGTGGTGGATAAAGTTATTACAACAAGCAGAAGGAGGCAATCAAGAACCTCTATTGTTTTTCAAGTATAACCGCTCAGCGGTATTTGTTGTAACAAGTTTATTACCAGAGAAAACAAATCATTTTATGAGAATAGACTGGCTAGATTGCTATGTATTGTTATCAGAAGAATGGTTAAAGAAAGAAAAAGTGAGATTTTTAAATGGCATTTAATTTTTCAGATAAAATAACGGAAGAAGACGCAAGTTGTACTCTGATAGTAGATGCTCTGAATTTAGCTTTTCGATGGAAGCACCAAGGTAGATCTGATTTTAGATACGAATATCAAAAAACAGTAGAAAGTCTGGCAAAATCTTATGGTTGTGGTACTATAATTATTACAGCAGATTGGGGGTCTTCTTCTTATAGAAAGAATATAAGTCCTGATTATAAGCAAAATCGAAAAGATAAATACGCTGAACAAACAGAAGAAGAGAAAATAGCTTTTGAAGAGTTCTTTGAAGAGTATGAAGCTACACTAGAACTATTAGCAGAAGAACATATGACCTTTAGATTTAAAGGGGTAGAGGCTGATGATTTAGCCGCCCATCTTGTAAAACGGAAAAAAGCATATGGACTTGAGCGAATATGGCTAGTTTCCAGTGACCGTGACTGGGATCTATTAGTACAGGAAAATGTGGGAAGATTCTCCTATGTAACGAGAAAAGAAGTTACATTAGATAATTGGTCTCAGCATTATGAAGTTACTCCAGAACAATACATTTCTATGAAGTGTCTTACTGGAGATAAGGGGGACAATGTAGCAGGTATTCCTGGTATTGGTCCAAAAAGAGCTGTATCATTGATTAGAGACTATGGTGATGCTTTAAGTATTTATGACTCGCTGCCCTTAAACAGCAGTTATAAGCACATTCAAGCATTAAATTGTAGTGGTGAGTTAATATTGCAGAACTACGAGTTGATGGATTTAATA